CATTTGTGTCTATATTTGTAACAAAAGTGTTTGATGTCTCCTTCAAGTAATTGGAAATATTGGCATCGTTTGTATCTATATTTGTAACAAAAGTGTTTGAAGTCTCCTTCATGTAATTGGAAATATTGGCATCATTTGTATCTATATTTGTAACAAAAGTGTTTGAAGTCTCCTTCAAGTAATTGGAAATATTGGCATCATTTGTGTCTATATTTGTTACAAAAGTGTTTGAAGTCTCCTTCAAGTAATTGGAAATGTTGGCATCATTTGTATCTATATTTGTAACAAAAGTGTTTGATGTCTCCTTCAAGTAATTAGACATATTGGCATCATTTGTATCTATATTTGTTACAAAAGTGTTTGATGTCTCCTTCAAGTAATTAGACATATTGGCATCGTTTGTATCTATATTTGTAACAAAAGTGTTTGATGTCTCCTTCAAGTAATTAGACATATTGGCATCATTTGTATCTATATTTATTACAAAAGTGTTTGAAGTTGTCTGCAAGTAATTGGAAATATTGATATCATTTGTATCTATATTTGTAACAAAAGTGTTTGAAGTTGTCTGCAAGTAATTGGAAATATTGATATCATTTGTATCTATATTTGTTACAAAAGTGTTTGATGTCTCCTTCAAGTAATTCGAAATATTGATATCATTTGAATATAATTTTTTAGTAATGTTATTAGAAGTATGTTGTACAAAATTTGAAATATTCAATTCTTTGTAAGAAGTATATGTCAAAGAATCTAGATACTTTTTATTGATATAGTTAGAGTGTCCTAGACCTAAATTTATAGAATATCTGATTATATCATTTGATGTTATTGTAATTTCATCTTCAATATAAGTTTCAATTTCTGAACGTAATATATTAGACGTTATCCGTATGTAATTTGAAATACCAATATTAGAACCATCTATTACTTCTCCAACTCTTTCTGATGTAAAATATAAATTTGAACCTTCTGGTAAAAATGATGTTGTACTATCAGTTATATTAACATCTGTCAATAAACTTCCATTTCCTATAAATGCGGTTGCTTTTATGTTGCCAGAAACCTCTAATCTTTCTTGTGGTGAATCAATTCCAATTCCCACATTATTGGTATTCGCGATACAAAAAATCATATCTCCATTATTTGAAGCTTCTAAAATGTTGTGTGATGGAGATTCATGTGATATAATCAGCGAAGGACCATCTGCATCTTTGCTTATTATATATAGATTCTCAGTTTCATATGTTGTTGTATTGATTGTTGTAGAATCACCTTCTATAAATAGATTTGTTGCATATAATGCACCTTCTATATGTAAGTCATTATTATAGACATCATTTACAATATATTTATTTGATGTTCCTTCTACAATCGCATCGGCTGTTGTAATATTTATTTTGTTAGAAAGTTCGTCAATTTGAGTCTGTACCTTACTTCTAGTATCTTTGAGATATTCCAATTCAGTAACACTTACAGTACTTGAAGTTATACGACCACTTATATTTGTTGTTACAACACTTCTACTTGAAAGAAGTGAATTTACAACAGTTGATGCAGCACCAGTTATATTTAACTGTTTTGTATCAACATATTCTATAAGATTATTCGATATATTATACACATAATTTGATACATTAGTATCGTGTGAAATTGACAAATTTATAATATCATTTGATGAATCATGTATTTCATTTATTAATGAATTTGAAGTTTCTGATATGTAATTTGACATATTAACATTGTTGTCAATCGCATCCAATAAGAAATTAGACATATTAGAGTCATTTGTAAATATATAATCTTGAATTTTATTTGATGTCTCAATTAATTCATGAATAATATTGTTTGAAGTATCCAAAATATAATTAGAAATGTTTTCGTTCGAAGAATCAATAAGAATACCTGTCCTTTCATTTGTAAAATACAAATTAGAACCTTCTTTGACATATGAAGTGCTTTTCGCTACGATTTCCGTTATAAAATTACTTATATTAAATGTATCATCTGGTAAATTTTCAAAATTTTTTATAACAATTGAATCAACTGTCAATATACCTTCTACTTTCATATCTCCAACATATGAACCTTCGTTTATAAATCTATTACTTGTACCATCTTGTATTTGGTCGAGTGTAGATTCAAATAAATTATTATAAAATCGGTCATTTGTGAAATATAAGTTACTACCTTCAATCAATTCTGAAGTAGTTCTATCTAACAAATTAACATTTGATAAACCACTGCCATCACCATTTATGTTATCAGCAAATAAGGATTCTGAAAGATATAAATTTTTCCATTGATTATCCAAAGAACCGATATCATAATTACTATTTATGGTAGGACACAAATTACCATTAATAATTGTATTAACATCTAGATTGATGTTTTCTCTGTTGAATTTCGCTATTTTATGGGACAATTCGTTGTTTTTAATACCAATGTAAGCCTCTTGATTATTAATAGATGTATTCATTACATTAACACCGAATAGTGCTGCATTATTTAAACTATTATAAACATTATCATATGAATTGCCATTATCAACAGGTGTATTGCAATTATTTGCAATAATAAGAATGTAAGAATCCTCAAGTGTAGATGAGAAATTTGCAACCGATGCAAGATTTGATGCTTTCACACCAAATGGTATATATTTTTCAGAAGACATTGAAGTCCGTGACTCTAATACAGATATCTATTTTTTTTCAGGACTTTTCCATATGGTCTTCAAAAGTATATAAAAATATAGTGGAATAATACATTCACATAGAAGTTGTAATACATTTGAAATGACCATTAGTGAAGTTGTTTCTGAGTTTGTAGAAAAAGTGGGAGATAAAGATGATTATACTCTTGATGAACTCAAAAAGATTTTGACAGAAGCATATAAGAATAAAACCAAGAAAAAGAAGTCATCTGGTGTTAAAAAAGAGCCGAGTGCATATAATATTTTTGTAAAAGAAGAGATTGCCAAAATCAAAAAAGAAAATCCTGACAAAAAACTTGATAATAAAGAGCTTATGAGTATGGCTGCTTCACGATGGAAAGACCATAAAGATAAAATGATTAAGGCTCCTTAAAATTTATATCAATGCCGAAATAATAATATGATATACAATTATTTTTGTTCTATAATTTTTATAAGATGTTGAATTACTTTTGGAAATGATTTGATTTTATCATTTTGTTTTTCACACGAAGTCTCCTCGCAAAATTTGTCATATGCTGTATATATAGTACTCAGCATTTTGGCATATGAATTAAAATGCTTCATTTCTTGATCTAATCCTTGGGATTCAACATAACCTGTTAGATTATTATTATCAATATCTTCTATATTGACATTATCATACCGTATAATATTGTAATAAATAATCTTTTTTGCATTGTCTTCAGCAATATATTTTTTGGTTTCTATTTCGATAAGCTCTGGTGTATAATGAATGATTTCATTCGTTTCCATAAAGTCAATTAAGTCCTTCTTTTTCATAGCCATTATGTCTGAAGGAACTTGTTTTGCCTGTTTGATAAAATATAAAGATATATCTTGTAATAAACTGTTCCTAGATAAATTATGCAAATCAATATGTTTGGAAGAAATATCAGCCGATTCATTTATAAGAGAATAAGAATTACATAAATTTATCAACTCTTCCTTTTTCATTTTATCTGCATTTTTGATTTTTTCATTGTTAGATTTATTAAAAGCTTTGATAATTGCAAGCAATTCAATTCTTGAATAATTGTTATCCATCGTTGCAATCATTTTATATTACATATTTTCATTTTTTTCTTTTGTCTGTAATAGATATGACGTCTCAAGATCCATTCGTATTTATACTAGATCTTGATGGAACGATTATTGGAGATTGTGCATATCAAGTTATCATACACAATATTGAAGATATTGCAAAACAAAATAAATTAAAAACCTATTCTAAAGATATGCTATCAAAATGCTACAGTCAATCGTCAAAATTGATAAGACCGTATTTCAAACATTTTATAAATATAATGAAAACACAATTTAATAATTGTCAATTTTACATTTATACTGCGTCTGAAAAATCGTGGGCTAATAAAGAAATTGCAATGATTGAAAAATCACATGGATTCAAATTTAATAGACCTCTTTTTACAAGAGAAGATTGCATAATTGATAGTTACGGAATGTACAAAAAATCTGTTAAAAAAATATTACCTCGTATCATAAAAGCAAACAAAAATGTAAATATCAAAAATGATAAAATATTGGTCATTGATAATAATAATGTCTTCATTGATTTTAACAACAATATGATAATATGTCCTACTTACAACTATACACAGTTCTGTGATATATGGGATAAAGTTGATAAAAATGATGCAAATAATCCTTCAATTTCTCGTTTAGTTTCTAATTTGGTTTTAACAAACAAAGCTTGTAAATACAGCAATTGCAAAGAAACTGATACAAAAAAATTGGAATTAAAACATAAATGGATGTATAAAAAATATAAAAAATTAAATAAAATGAATAAATCTTTTGAAAAAGATGTTTTTTGGAAACGCCTTTCCAATGCTATTATTGATAAAGATGTAAAATCTATTGATAAAACCACGATTGATGTATTACGTAGATTATCATGTAAAGATAAAATTGTCTGAACAAAGTGATACATTTTCAACCATATCACCATTTTTGCGTATATATGCTACTGTTTGAAGACACGTATCCGCTAGGTCATCCTTCTTTTTATGTGACTTAAAGAAATTTTGAAGTTTCTCATTGTTGCGAATATAGTATGAGCATATTTCAATGCCATCTGATTTATTATATTTATACTTTTCACGACGAGTCAATTTCTCTGTTATTTGTTTAGAAGACGGTTCAAACGTATGATGTTGCAATTTTAATGATGGATTTACTAAAAGAACCTCGGCTACCTTGGAATCCCAGTGTCTTAATAAATCAAAATAAGAAAATATTAAATATTGAATCGTTTTCATAATACCATTCAGATTTGATGGTTGATTTTCTATCATTACCTTGTCAATTGATTCTATACCAATCGTTTGTAATTTTCCCACAATATTATCAAGCTCGTGAAAAAGAATATTAGCAATATTATTGACTCCTTTCACCTGCTTTTTTGTTTCTACAAGTGTAATAACTTCCCAATCTATAATGCTTATTTCATTGTTATCATGCTTCAATACACACATCGCAAGATTTTTTACACCTATATCAAAACTTAAATAAATCATTTGTTATTAATAATATTATAGTATTCTTACGTTTATGTAATATTAAAAGTACATATCATATACTTTCATACAAAATTATAACTTATCATGGAAATCTCAAAAATAAAGTTGATATGTACTTTTTTTGCACATATTTTTAAATATTAATCAAATATAGAATGAAGAAAAAATCAAAAACTCTTCCAAAACGTACTGTAAAACGTTCAAATAACAAGAACAGAAAAATTAAAGGAGGAATTGGAATTGATAAAGAGCAGGTCAAATACTTAATAGAACCAATTATAAGCCAATTGTTTCAAGATATCAAACAGTTTGTACAACAGTACAATCGTCAATATGTTAATGAAAATTATGACGAATATTACGATTTTATTACTTTTTTCAACAGGGTCATTTATAATTCAGAAAATACAATGAATGTAATTTGGACAAGTGTTTCTCCTGTTGTTGAAACAACCATTTTGGAAAAAAAAAGAGAATTTATCCAAGACCAAAATGATTTTTTTAATAGAAATCCAGTTCAAAAACAAATCATACAGTTACTCCTTAAAAATTTAAGTTTAATAGAAGAAATACTACAAAATATGGCAAATAATTCCGATTTGACTGACCGAATTGTTACATATTCTTTTGATTTTATGAAAAATTTGAAGAAAAATAAACAAAACAAACTTTCAAGTAATTATGTGGATATAATTCAAGCCAATATACAAAATTTTGATTCTAACTGTCAATCAATCAATATCGTAGATGAAGTTAAAAATATGTTCAATTTATACCAAAATACACCACAAGTACTATCAAATTCATCAATAACAATAGCACAATCATCAAACATAGAATCATTGAAAAATCTTGTATTAGATGTTTTGTCTCAAATTATAAGTCAGGTTCTTGAATATAATGAACAAATGAATTCTATATTCTCAATCATTTATAACAAATTTTCATATATAGTAACTGATGAACAAAAAGTTCAATTAATATCAAAATATGTGTTTGAAAATTTTATAGACAAAAACAAATTACTTCTTTTTGATGCATTTATTCATCATGAAAGATTTGATATTGAAGTTATTTCTCAAATTTTAAATGAAATTGACAATAATTTGCTATCCAAAATAATCACAGAATCAATTGATAAATCTGATAACTTTAATGAAAATCTTCAGAAAGGATGGGAAACTGCTCAACAAATAATTTCAAATATTTATAATGGTCAAATAACGTTTCAAATTACAGAATTGCCAGGTAAAATTGAAAAAATAAAATGCAAAGCACCTCTTTTATATCAAGAAATGTATCAAAATCAAATCGGAGGTTCTCTTGATATTGAATCAATTGCTGAACAAATTTTCAAAGATATTCTTATTGACATTTCAAAGAAAACTACTGGTATCAAGTATGATGTTTCTCCAATCAAAATTTGCGAAAGACACACGCAATCAAAAACAGTAGAATATAAAAACATCATTTACTTTGTCAATCAAATATGTGTAGAACAAGAAAGTCTTGTTAATTATTCTATTAAATATATATTAAATTCCAACCAATTTCCTAGTATAGTTCAAAAGAAGTTACAAGAAAACTTTGAAAAACAACCCTTACATAAAATCATTGTAGATTTAGTAACAACAAACATTGACGTATTACAAACATTTCTTGAAGGACTCATAACAGATTCTAAATCCAATCAAATATTTTTGCAAATTTTACAAAGCATTATCAATCAAAATTTCCAACGCGGTGGTTCGGTTGATAACTTAGCATCACAATTTAAAAATGTTGTAAGCGCTTCTCATAACAAAAATAAATTTAATGGATTGTTAAACATATTTCAAATAGTTTTATCACATTTGAAGGAAAACTATCAAATTGTATCCAATATACTCAATTTATTAACACAAAACACAGATTTACTTTATTTTATCGAGCAAAATAGTAATCTTGTCGTGAGACTGACATCAGATATAATAATAACAAACAATGATTTCCAAAAAGTAGATAGATATTTATATGTTGTAAAAGATTGTATTAAAAGACAATTAGAATATTTACAATTACACGAAGGTTATCAAAAAATTATAAATGATATATTAAACTCAATTATTCAAGAATTATTAACTGGTGTTAAAGTACAAAAACCAGTTAGTACGATGACTGGTATCAAATCAATTTACAAAAACCCAAATTCTGTTATGAAATCTTTCAGAACTTTAACAAAATTAGAATCATATAACAAAATAATAGAAGATACATGGAATAAAATGTATCCACCTCAAATGAATGAGATTCAAGAGATGACTGAATCATCATACAAGAATTAATTTTTAAATATAATTCACTTGTTTTTATTATCTAGATATATATTAGATTTGTAATGAACGATTTCATTGATATTTATGTCCATATGTATGCGATGATTGCTATAATTGGATTCTCCGTATTTTATTCTGTTATGATAATTATGTGTGACAATGTTATGTTTTTCTTCAAAATTATAGCTGTCATCATCATTATTGCTGCTTTTTATATAGCTTCTAACAGAAATACTTATTTACCATTCTTAGGGAAAACAGTTATCCCTCCTATCCTCTTTCAACAAGAAATTACTCCAGAAGGCGCTACAGAAGTTTTCGTCATCCATCTTGATAAACATGTAGAAGATGGAACACGTCTTATATATTGGGGCGCGGAATCCACAAATAAAAATAATATTCGCACTGATCCATTTGAAGCTTACGGCAATTATTCAAATACAGGCATCACAACAGTTAGTGATTCTAAAGCTACCGTATATTTTCACTGTCCTGATATATACAAAGCAGGAACAATCTACAAAAAAACAATTGATAGACATATTCACTATAGATTGATTTCTCCAAATAGTGCTATGATGAGTCAGGTTTTTACAGCATATGTGCAATGTTAGTTATTATCGCTTATATTTCTTCCATATTATATATATATTAAATATATATAATGAATTATATTACAACCCATCCTGGTGGATATAAATCATCCCATCTATCTAATCGTGACGAATACCATTGTTTAGGAGCAATAACAATCTTATCAGAATAGTTACTAATATAACTAGCCCACCAACTATAACATGAATTTGCTATCACATTATTTTGAATAAAACTCATCAATATAAATTCTACACAAGCATTATTGTTTTCTACATAATAAACGTCTTCTGCTATTTGAAAGTTTTCTTTACACCAAGCTATATCATCCGAAAATACTATCATATGTTTTTTTGTTTTTCCTGATTGAGTCATAATATCATAGGCAGATTTGTAATACTGTAATTCAAGCTTACAATGTTCAGATGAAACATTTCTTTTTACATGAATAGCAACATAATCATTATCATCGTCACTTCCAAAATAATTCTTTATTTTATTATATTCGCCATAAGCCTCATACATGTAAAACTCATCACTGTATATTAATTCTTGCATACGTTTTATCATATTTTTCGATATATTTTGAAATGCTTGAAAATATCCAAATAACATAACATCGCCATCATAATTGGGAATCTCACTATAAGCATTTTGTATTCTTTCTTCGTGATTCCTAAATTTTCTTTTCTTGAAAAAATCATCAGGAAAAACATCTAAATTATCTGTTACTAAAGCATTCAATTTGTTCATAAATACTGGACATTTCTTGTGCTTTTTCGCATAATTCAAAACAGTGGCAATTTGAAACAATTGTTTCCCAATTCCATTGCTTAATTCACAACTGACAATATCATCCATCATACTATTATCAAATATAATGCTAATAATTCTTATATCTTATATAAAGGCTATAACCTATATTCTATTAAAAATGTCATTCGAATGTACAATTGTAACCGCATACTACGACTTTCCAAGGAAAAAACATGCATCACAATCTTATCAAAAATGGATTCAATTATTCCTTCATAATGTTACATCAAATGTCATCATTTTTACTGATAAATCTTCATCTACCACTCTCGCTGACATAAGTAATGGATTGAGTAATGTCAGAATTATTATTCTACCCATTTCAGAGTTTTATACTTCAAAATATTTACCATATTGGCAAAAAGATTATAACAGAGATTATGAAAGACATCACAATCCTCACCTTTATATGATATGGAATGAAAAAACAATGTTCATTCAACGTGCCATAAATATAAACCCTTTTAATACTGAATACTATGCATGGACTGATATTGGAATGGTAAGAGATGAAAAACAAATCCCTTTTATTAATAATTATCCAAATCCAAATATTATTAAAACACTTAAAAAAGATAAGGTGTATCTTTTGAATATCGAAGATTTTACACCAGATGACCTTAATGAAACTGATTCGACTGAAAGATTTATTCGTTGTAATCGCATAGGTGGCGGTGTCATATTTGGTCACAAAAATATATTATCTAAATGGACTCAAATATACTATGATATGATGAGGACATTTATGAAAAATGATTTTTTCACCGGAAAAGACCAGTCTATTATGGCGTGTATATATCTCAAATATCGTGAAGAATTAATTGAACTTGTCAAACCAACTCAGTCACCAATTGACCCTTGGTTTTATATGTTATATTATCTTGGAAATAAATCAATTACTTAATAAATTTAGCATAAATAATAATATTTAATTTGATTCTTCATAGATTGTTTTCCATTTTGTTTTCAATTCATCAATATAATTTGTATTACTTGTGTTAAATGCACTATCACCATGAATACGATGCTTACATAGAATTTTCTTAATATTATAAAATTTCTTGTTTTTATGTTTCAGACGCAACCACATGTCATAATCATCTAATCCCTTTATTTTATGTTGATACTCGCTATCATCCCAATATGCATCACATTTGCGAATAATTGCACTACAATTTATTATTGGATTACAAATTAAAAAGTTGATATTGCTCAAATCACCAACAGGTACATTTGGATACCCACTCATCATTCCAAAATACTCACATCTTGTTCCTACAACATCGTAATCCTCTAGAAATGGTACTTGGCGTTCTAGTTTTTCTGGCATCCAAATATCATCTACATCAAGAATTGCAATATATTCATATGTTGCATCAACAACCATATGATTCATTGTTTCTGGTTTTCCTTTTGTATTATATACAATAACACGAATTTTATGTCTAAATCTATCATAACTATTGATAATTTCCATCGCTTTTTTTTCAACTTCTGAACCTATTCCGTGACCATTTATTCCTATAATTAGTTCCCATTTATCATATGTCTGTGCAACAACAGAAGTAAGTGATTCTTGCAAAAATTCAATGCCATTATATAAAGGAATAAGAATGGTAATACCAGGATGAGTTGTTTTGGTATTAAGTGTTGTCATAGTTGTCATTGTTATCAAAATAAACAATTATAATTCTTATATATAGTATGGTAACAATAAACGAATTACGAAAACCTAAAATTCTTAATATGGCATTATTTGATTTAACTGCTACTTTTATATTTTCTATGATAGTTCATTCTGCTTTGTGGTATTACCCACTTGATATGAAAAATAAAGAAAAAAGAACAACATTACAATATATCACATCTGCTATATTCATATATTTGATGTTTTTAGGAATTGGCGTAATATTTCATAGAATATTCGGTATTCAATCAGCTTTTTCTGGATATCTCGGATTTAATGATATGCCTATACGTTAATCAATCGCGTTCTATATCTTGATAATTATATAAAAGTATTAAAATAAATAAGTTATAGTAAATGTCTGGTTCTTCACCATTTAGTTTCAATGCCCCATCAAGCTTTAACACACCTAAATTTAACAACAATGATATGCTTTTCAATAAGAAAAAAATAAGTTCCGATATATTATCAATGTCTTCTGCATCTTCAATGTCTTCAGCTTCATCTGTTGCATCTTCTAAATCTGGTACAACTTCCTCTTCAAAAAGTGACAGAAAAGATGACATATCTGAAGCAAGCTCTCGCGATGACGATGACTATGATGTTGATAACGACGACGAATATGAGATGTCAAATGATAAATTTGCAACATTAAAAAAAGAAAAGAAACAATCTTTAATGGATGAACTTAATGAAAAACGTGAATTAATTTATCAAATGGACAGATTAGAATCAAAAGGATACAAGTTACCATTTAAATTCAATATGGAATCCGATGTCAATGAGATGAGAGCAGAATATGATAAATTGATAAAAGAAAAAGAAATCGATGCTAGTATTCGCTTTCAACGCAAAATGATGATGGCTTTTATTACTGGTTCTGAATATTTAAATACTAGATATGACCCATTTTCCATAAGATTAGAAGGATGGTCTGAACAAGTTCATGAAAATATTACAGATTATGATGAGATTTTTGAAGAACTTCATGAGAAATACAAATCAACTGGTAAAAAGATGTCTCCTGAATTACGTCTCTTCATCTCATTATCTGGTAGTGCATTTATGTTTCATTTGACAAGTCGTATGTTCAAGGAAAATCCTCTTCCAGATGTTGAAAATGTTCTTAAATCAAATCCAGAACTTATGAAACAATTTCAAAATGCAGCTGCTAAACAATATATAGGCGGTAATGCACCTCCTCGCGCTCAACCAACAAGACAACAACCTGATATGTTCGGCTCAGGATTGTTTGGTATGGTTGGCAACATGTTCAATAATTTAGGCGGCGGGTCTTCAAGACCTCAAGTATATGATGATGACGAAGTCTCTAATTCTTCCGGACGTAAATACACTAGACCTTCTAGACCACAAAATGATATAGATAGTATCATCAATAACGTTCATAATAAAATATCATTTGATGACCAAGATGCAAATGTAGAAACTTTGTCTGTTAGCGATGAAGAAATTACATCAATAATTGAAGATACCGCTGATATCAAAATCCTGAAAAATAGCAAAGGTAAAAATGTGAGAACATTGAACCTTTAAATTTCTTAAATACAATATAAACAAAAAAATGATTATTAATATAAATAGTGTGTTAATAAACAATGTACCAAATGATACAAAAACCTCCTCTCAAATGGGCTGGAGGAAAAACTCAAATAATTGATAGTATTATAAATGAATTTCCCAAAAATATTAACAATTATCATGAATTGTTTTTAGGAGGAGGTAGTGTGTTATTAGCAGTTTTATCACTACAATCTCAAGATAAATTGAAAATAAAGGGAAAGATTTATGCATATGATATCAATCCAAATCTTATTAATTTATATATCAATATACAGAATAATAAAGATGAACTTTATGACCATATCTCAAAATATATGAAAATATATGACAATTGTGATGGGAATATAATCAATCGAAAAGCAAAAACAATAGAAGAAGCGAAGAGTTCCAAAGAAAGTTATTATTATTGGATGCGTAAAGAGTTTAATGAACTTCGCAAAACTGATGAAAGTTCTGTTAAAGTTTCTGCTTTGTTGCTTATTTTAAATAAAACATGTTTTAGAGGTATTTATAGAGAAGGCCCTAATGGATTTAATGTCCCATATGGACATTACAAGACAACACCTGTCATAATAAAAAAAGAAAATTTAGACAAAATTTGCGAATTAATAAGAAACGTGTCGTTTCAATGTCTAGATTTTAGAGAATCTATAAAAAAAGTAAAAAAAGATGATTTCGTTTATTTAGACCCACCATATGTGCCTGAAAGCAAAACGTCATTTGTTGGCTATACATCTGATGGTTTTAATTTAGAAATGCATAATAAATTGTTCGATGGTATTATCAATCTTGACAAAGCCAATATCAATATCAAATTTGTAATGAGTAATGCAAATGTTGATTTTGTCAAAGAACGTTTCAAAGATTATAAATGTCAAGAAATAAATGCAAGAAGAGCAATTAATAGTAAGAAACCACAAAGTGTCACAAAAGAGCTTATCATTGGAAATTAAAGGTTTTCATTTTACGTATTTGTATTTTTTATGAACGATTCAATATCATAATCTTTTATGAAATCACTGAATTTGACAAATTCAATTTGATGCTTTTTAGCTAGAGTCAAATGTTCTTTTTTTTCATTACTTATGCCTTCTCCAAATAAACGCATACTTTCTCTGCCATAACTGCATTCGTATTCTTGATATGCTATACAAACAATCTTTAATGGCTTGCCATAGAGACGAGGAACATCACTGTATTTGTAAAAAGCACCAAGAACTTTCTCACCTGCTGTTCCAGAAATAGTCCAATTACTAACCTTAGATTCTATAATAAAATCATCCGTCTCCCAATCAGGTTGGCATCTATCTTTTTGTACAGGTTTTCTAATATTGTGGCCATTGTATTTTATAATATCATGCAATATTCCTTCTGATAGTTTTGTTGTCCAATTGTTATTGTCTTGTTGTCCAATTATGTTATTACCCCATTCTCTCTCTTTCTTTTTGATTTCATTTGATACTTTATTTCCACACGTAAGTCCTCCAGGATATTGATTGAGCGCCCAATCAATTACTTCCTTGCGCTTGTTTATAGGAATTTTATACTCATTTTTCTTTTCTTTTTCATTGTATATATCTTCAAGTACTTTAACCATATCTGCAAAATTATATGCCTTAGTGTTTTCTATTTTATCATCAAAGATATCCTTAAATTCTTTTGATGACATTTTCTTTTTAGATTTGAGTATTTTTCAGTTGTTTTAATTTACTTGTATTTACGACGAAAACTCTTTTTAACAGATGATGAAAAATCAGACAATACTGCTTTAGATTGTTTCAATTTTGAAGGAATGTTTTTCATTGATTTGTATGGATTTTTCACAACCGATGAAAATTCTTTTTCATATTTATGCATATTTGTAAAAACAGAACTAGCAGAACTGAAAAGAATTGGTAGTACTATTACTGTCATTAATATCAAAAGAAATAGTGATATTTCAACTACCGACCCTGCCATAATGAATTCACGACGAATGTCCTCTGAACATTTACATTTTTCATTGACCAAAAATCGTGTATAATCTATTATCATGAAGAAATAAACGATACAAATTACATAAAATATGAGTTTGACAAATGTGAAAATACCGGCTATAGTAGTTCCAAATTGTTCGGAAACAAGAGATGTAGGTACGATTATGATGAACACAAGGAATAAAAGGACAAATGCTGTAAATTTCTTGATAAAAGCTCTATTGGGATGTTCAGAGCAAGCACAGCCATTTTCTTCCATCTTTTCAATATATGAATAAACAGCGATAAGAAGTAAAAATATAAACAAACTTATCATTAAATTTCCAACATACCCCATAGATATATTTTCCATTATTATTATTATCTACTATATGAAGCGAAAAAAGAATTTAATTTAATTCAACTATATCTAAAATAATAAATTTTGAAGATGATTCTAAATTAGAAGTATCTAATTCTTTGAATATATTTATAATATTTTTATTTTTATAATTTTTTAATATTATTAAAATTTGTTCTAAAGCAAAATCAATTATATGTTTGTGTTGTTTTGGATTGTCGTTATATTCATTGAATAAATATATTAATTCGTTTAATAAATGGTCAAATTTCTCTAGACATTTCGTTTCACGATGTATTAAACACCAAAATTTATGTACATTAGTTATCTGTTTTTTCCAGGTAACATAATTGCAATATAAATCATACATATCATCACAAGAAGAAAGGATGTTGTTTTGTATCACATAATCTTCCGGATACCAATCTTTATTATTTATGTATTTTTCCCAATGATTTTCTGTAGTTTCTTTATCATATAGATTAATAACATCAATATAAGATGGGTCATATGATTTTTTTATAAAATCCCATATAATTAGATATAACTCATTCTCGATTTTTTGACCCCTTACATTTCTTATAATATCTTTTATTTTTGATACCAAATTATCTTTGTTTTTCGGTGATAATTTATTCAAATTGCTTACAAATGATTTCTTGATTTTAGTTGAATCATCAAAATTAGTTGATATAATATGTAGCCGATTTACTGGTTTTGTAACATAAGTTTCACGTGATTTATTACCATAATGTTTCTTTTCAACATAATTGAATATTTGTGACTCAAATTTACTATGAAAACACTTATGATTATTATATAATTCTTGTTGCTTGATTATTAATGAATTACGAATGTTTTGCTTATTAAAAGATTTATATTGTTCCTTAAAATCAGCAAAGCTAATCATTATAATGTCTGAATCATCTTCAACTAACATTATACATAAATTATTCGGATATATTCTTATATATAATAAGTAATATAAGAAATAGATAAGATAACTACTTATATTTTCCAATAGTTCATCTAAATGCTTTCAAAATTTGTACAACATATTGAAGAATATATATATAATAGAGAATTGATATATAGGTCTATACTTGTTGTCAAATCTAGTATAGAATGTGAAATATTAAAAGGTATATTGGATAAAAAGGATTACACATCACATATAATTGAAGACATTGATTATAATATAGATTACAATGATATTGATTGTAGAATAGTTATTTTATGTCCTAGTAAATTTAAGGAATTCATCTATCACATATATAATACTTCTGGAATAAATACATCTTCATATAATTTTATTGGATTCAATTATAGTATAGATGAAGATTGGATTGATAACATGATATCTTTTTATCAAACAATAACCCATGATAATAATACTATAATATTAGACAAACATTATTTGAAGCATATATCAATAAATTAAGGTATGAATTTTATATATTACATTTATAGAGACGATGGTTAAATATAAATCGTATGTGAATACACAAAGCATGTTATTATTATTGTTTGTTACACTGTCTGCAATTATTATTGGAGTTTCTTATCATAAGATGAAACACATCGAAAAATTTGAAAATAATACCAAATTTCTTCGAATTGATTACTATTACACACCAACATGCTCAACGTGTAAAAAATTTGAGCAAAATCACCTTATTCAGCTTAAAAGTAATGATTATTTGTTACCATACATAAAGTCAGGAAATATCAAGATATCAAAGTATAATGTTGCTCAACGACTCTTACGAAAAGAATTTATGTCAAGAATGAGAGAGAAAGAACGTAAAAAAGTTCCTGCTTTATTTATTTATGAGAATGGAAAAAAAGGAGTTCAATATACGGGCGAACTATCATCTGCATCTATTTATAATTATATTCAAAAAAATCATCCTTCATTTCTCAAAAAGGATGAAATGGTTATAACTCCTATTTCACCTAATCCTGAAATTCAACCTCCTACACAAACCAAACCTCCCACTAGACCTCCTTACAAACCTCCGATTAAATATCCTATTCAAAAACCTCCTACACAAATTAAACCTCCTACTAGACCTCCTTACAATCCTCCTACTAGACCTCCTCAAATTTCTTTACCAAGTCCTGAACCAATAGATTATTCAGATGACATTTATAAATGTAAAATAGATTCTCAGGACAAACTTTTATCAAATTATTTCAGTCGTCAAAAAAACATGAAAGAAACCGTTTTCAATTTAGTAAAAAAAATGGATGATGATACTATTAAATTGGAATCAGAATTAACACGGATAAACAACAAATGTAAAAACACAAATACATTGCATTAAAATAAATTTTTTTAATATCCTTATCTATTAGACAATGAAAGGTTTTAAAACAAAAAAAGGAACTGACTATTCAAAATGGCTTATTCCTTTATTAGTTATAACTGTATTGTTTGTTGGTATGATGTTTTTTGTTATGTATAGCTCTCCTTATCTTGAAAAATTCACCAATTCTGCCGCAACTTTAGAATATTACTATATGCAATCTTGTCCCCATTGCAATAACTTTACACCAGTATGGGAAGAACTCGGAAGACGTGTCAAAAACGAAGGTATATCAGTTTCTCTCAAAAAATATGATCTTCAAGCTCCTGAAAATAAAGTAAAAGTAGATAAAAATAAAATAACTGGTGCCCCTACTATTATTTTGGAGAAAAATGGAAAATCTACAGAATATCATGGAAATCGCACTGTAGAAGGTATTCTTCAGTTCATTCAATCTTAAGATGGTTTTGTTCCAAGACTTGTCATTATTTTTTTATAAATTCCTTTATTGAAATTCTTTACAGTAGCATTTTCATATTCTTTTATAATTGAAAGAGGCATATTAAGTTTTTTTGCTAAATCCTGTTGAGACATTTTTTGAGCATTACGTGCTTGAATCATATCTGTTGCTTTGTCTTTTGACATTTTATTCAAAATAGGTATATCATCCTCATTCAATTTCTGAAATTCACGCGTACCTGGGGCATTTTGTAAATTTGGTACGATTTTCTTTTCGTTTTTCGCTTTTTGAG